CTCCAAGCTCTTCTATTTATAAATATAAAAGAGGTTTACTAGGAGATATCAATGGGGTACTTTAAGCAAATAATGCAAGACAGCACCGGATCACCCTCGTCAAAGCGGTGGATCACGGTGCTGTTTGCATTGGCTCTATGTGGTGCATTCATCACTTCACTCGTGATGGGCACGAAGGCAGATCCAGAGATCGTTCACGCAGTGATGTATGTAATTATCACTGGTCTAGGTATGAGTGGCGCAGAAAAGTTCGCGCCCAAGTAACCTATTCGTCCTCTAGCTTCCCAAACATATACATCGGTCCAGGCAGGTTTAGCGTGGTGGTCGAGGCATAAATCTTCTGCTGCTCTTCCGGAGTCTTGGTCTTAAGATAGTCTTCCTGCTGAGCAACAGTCATAATAGAGAAAGCTGGTGGGCAGCTTTGGAAAGCAACAGCCATAATAGAGAAAGCTGGTGGGCAGCTTTGGAAATGAGCATTTGCAGTAAACGAATAGCCAATCTCTTCGCCATACATGAAATTGCTTAAGGTTCTTTCCTCTTTACCGAACTCGCGTTCATATACAGTCTTACCCTTATCGGGACTTTCATAAATCTTTGTCATTCAATTTCCTTTCTTATATCTTTATGGAACTCAATCAACGCGAGAGCGAGATTTAGAGCCTGTGTTTTTGTTAACTGAATATAGTTTCTATTGTGTGAAGTTAACTGTAAACACTTACCCTTAAGACCACCATAATAACTGGTGAGCAAAATATGCTCATTAATGGTATCAACACCTTTAAGTTCTGTGCTCATATTTGATCCACATAATAAGATGTGACATGGCTATGGTGTTGCTGCAGGAATTTGTCAGGAGCCTGAGCCATCATAGAAATTAAATATCCCTTCGCAAACTGCGTTGGCTGTGCAAACAGGATATCCACGATCTCTTCTGAAATCTTAATTTTATCTTCGCGCTTCATATTTCAACAACCTCTTAATTTCATCAATACGTTTCTGACAACTCACGTTAGCTTCATCGGGAAGCTCTCCATTAATCTCTTCGAGCATGATAAGCTCTTCGTTCAGATCGTTAATGGTTTCTTTCAAAGCTCTAATCATCATTTATTTAATCCTCATCATACAACCATTATAGACTATAATAACAAATAAAGCAAGCACTAAATTCTCTAATAAAATCAATGACTTAGCTAACTCATTGAAAACACTCACTTTTTTAGTTCTTGCTATTTTAACAAAAAGAGTGTATAATGGTTGTATGATGAGTGATCCCTCCAACCTCCACCTGGCTAACCTCCTGATTTTGTTATAAAAAAATAATGCTTGACTTAATTGTTTTTATAACGTATAATGGTTGTATGATGAATGATGAAAAAGGAACTGAAATGTTGAACTTTATTACCAAGCAAGAATATAGCGGCAATAACGCCGATATCCTCTCCGCTGCGAGCGAAGAGTTTGAGTCTCCCTATTTCCTGACCTATCGCCAAGCGATTAGCATTGGTAAGGTCGTCAAAAAAGGCGAGCATGGATATCGTCTCTGCCGTGTGGTCTTCGTTGAAGATCTTAAGAAAAAGAAGAAGGTTGCGAAGCCGAAGTATTTTACGGTCTTCAATATCGACCAGACCGAAGAACTGAAAAAGGAAGCTGCCTAATGCGCACCACTCTCATGACTTACCATGTAGAAAATGAATATGACACATGGGTGGTCAAATTTCTTGAGAATGGTATCTGTGTAGCCACTAAGGGTTACGATGATGCCGAAGACGCTGATTATTACTGCCATCTGTATGAAAACGGAGAATTTCATGTATAAAGTGATTATGACGAATTTCGGCAATGTGGTCTATGAAGGTATGGACCCCAATGTCGCTGTTGAGAAAGCTGTGAAGTGTGGTTTCGAAGCTGTGCTTTACACTAATGGTGTTCCCACCCAAACCTACTCGACGATATCTGGGTGGAAGTCTGTAAAATAGTATTTGACTTTATTTTAAAAATAGCGTATTCTTATTAAATCGAAACTATGAAAAGGAAGTTATAGATATGTCTCACGAAATTGAAATTATCGACAATAAGGCTCAGATGGTGTATGCGGGCGAGCAGCCATGGCATGGTTTGGGCACTAAGATCCACCACGATCTCCCCCCCATCGAAGTGCTTGAAAAGGCTGGTTTGGACTGGGAAGTCAAGAAGATCCCCCTGTATGCCAAGATTAATGGTAAGCAGGTTAAGTCCGGTGTTGAAGCTCTGGTCCGCGATAAGGATGACAAGATCCTGACTATCGTCAGCGATGGTTGGAATCCCTGCCAGAACCTCGAGGCTTTCACCTTCTTCAACGACTTCGTTGGTGCTGGTGATATGGAAATGCATACTGCTGGTTCGCTGAAGGGTGGTCGCCACGTGTGGGCGCTCGCGAAGATCAAGGAGTCGTTTGAACTCTTTGGTGGTGATAAGGTCGAAGGCTTCTTGCTCTTCTCCAATCCTCACCAGTTCGGCAAGAGCATCACGGTCCAGTTCACGCCCATCCGCGTGGTCTGCAATAATACCCTGACCCTCTCACTGTCCTCCAAAACCTCCAAGATGGTTCGTGTTAACCATCGTAACGTCTTTGACGCTGATTCGGTCAAGGAGACTCTGGGTGTCGCCAAGGATAAGCTGGTGAAGTACAAGGAGATGGCTGCGTTCCTTGGACAGAAGCGGTACACGAACGAAAATGTCGTTGAGTATTTCAACCGCATCTTCCCGAAGACTTCTGATCGTAAGAAGGAAGTCGGTACTACGGTCGAGGCGCATAGTCGTGCGGCTCAGTTGGCTGTTGATATGCTTGACACTCAGCCTGGTGCGAATTATGCTCCTGGCAGCTGGTGGAATGCCTATAACAGCGTCACCTTCCTGACTGACCATGTGCTGGGTCGCTCTAACGACACTCGCATGACCTCTGCTTGGTTTGGTGCCAATCAGGCTCGTAAGGTTCAGGCTCTGAACTTGGCTGTCGAAATGGCTGAGGCTGCTTAATCCTCGAGTCCTGAGCATGACTTTAAAAGGCTCTTTATTTTTTATAGGAGAGAATTATGCAAACTGTAAATCTTGATCTTAGCATCAACACAATTGATAGTATTGTAATTGAGAGACTTCAGGAATCTGCTGAGACTTTGGCAGAGTGTATAAAGAAAGATGTCGCTCGAGCTGCAGATGCTAAAAGGACTGATGCCTTGTTTATGGACATTGATGATAGTATCCGCATGCTTCGTAAGTTGAATAGCGTCATTAAGTATTTTGGTGGAGATCCAGTTGATTGGACTAGTTATAAATAATGAGTAACAAAACTAGGTGATCAATGAATTATGGTGAAAGATATTTTTAACCACTTCCGCAAAATGGAAGATGGCAGTGTATATGTTGGTAATCATCTTATCCTAGACCTGTGGGGTATAGAGAATAACAAGTTTAGTGAGGGAGATCTAGTTCATCAGTTCTCCCTTGCTTGTCAGGACGCCGGAGCTACTGTACTAAGCGAACATGTACATGAGTTTGGTGAAGATTGTGGTACTACGGGTGTTGTTGTTCTAGCAGAGAGTCATCTGTCTTGGCATCACTACCCAGAGGTGAATTATATCGCCATAGATATTTTTATGTGCGGTAATGCTGATCCTCTTAAGGCTGTTCCACGAATACTCGAGTATTTAAAACCCACTCGTAAGACTACCGATTTAATTCGGCGAGGAGTATTAAATAATCCAGTAGAGTACAGTGTAGTTATTAAAGCTTGACTTAAATGTTCGTGTATAGTATAATGATTGTGTTGTTAATTAATTAAGGAGAATAAAATGGTTTATATCGTAATTGTTGTTGCTGCACTAGTTGCAGTATATTTTATCTTTGGGGACAATATTAAGTCTCTATTTGCCGGCAATCCTCTAGCTGCAGAAGCGAAGAAGATTCAGGAAGATGTTAAGGCTGTTCTTGATGTAAACAAGGATGGCAAGGTTGACGTTGCTGATGCTAAGGAAGCAGTTAAGAAGACTGCTACTAAGGTTAAGGCTTCTGCTAAGAAGATGACTTCTAAGAAGAAGAAGTAATTGGTCGTTGATGTTACTTGATTAGCGTTCTGGACTCGGGGGCAGTACCCGACGCCTCCACCATTGCGGGGGCGACACAGGATCGACAGGCGAGGATAGGGTAGCGGAGATTAATCGGTAGATACCACCGTGACGGATCAAATGTAAATGCTAACGATAATGGAAGCATTGCTCTAGCCGCATAAGCTAGACTTGGGTTCGGTGGGTTCCTAGAAACAGAATACCCACCACCTTTCAACCAAGAGGATATATTATGCCAAAGACTAAAATGGAAAAGCGAAAAGAAGCACTAGTGCGTATGGAGCGTGGTCCTAAGAATCCCGCCTCAGACATGCGCGCGAAGAAGTATCCTCGCAGTGCTGAGAAGCGTCTTGAAGATATCGCTCATCTAAAAACTCTAATTGGCTGGTCATGACCGCACTTAAACTGAAGACACCTGCAGAATTTGCGCATGAGATCGAAGAACTAGTATGGGAACTTGACATCGAGTATATTGATGCTGTTATCCTGTACTGTGAGCGTAATAAGATTGAAGTGGAAACAGCAGCATCTTTTATCAAGCTTAACTCTAATATGAAGAGTAAGGTGCAGGGTGAAGCTGAAATTCTAAACTATCTACCCAAGATAGCGAGGCTTCCTAACGTATGACCCCATATGAGACTTATGTCTTGTACTCTGCTCTGAAAAATCACTTCACGACTGAGTCATATGATTTCATAAAATATAATGGTAAGATTAAAACATCTATTGATCAATTCCAAACTCGTAAGGATAGGTTCTTCTTCGCTAAGTTAGCCAAGAGAAAAGATGTCAAAGACTTTTTAATATCAAATTTTGTCATTGGTGAGTCTAATCTTTGGGTAGGTGATCTAGTCGGTAATTCTAAATATGAACAGATCTATGTCGACTGGAAGAAAAGATTTCAAGCACTATCATATTATTTTGAACAAGATCTAAAAAACTGCTTGACTTCATTAGATGAAAACGTTATAGTAAAGAATCAACAGCATCCCTTTCTGCTGAAGATATTCCTTCGTAAGAAGATAAGCATAGAGAGTCTAATCATACTAGATGATCTCTTAGGTTTCTCCAAGCATTGGAATAAAGAACTGGGTGACGATATTGTGTGGAAGGAAGTTAATTTGTTATGTAAGAAG